GGACGATTTCAGCTTCCTTGCGGAGCAGCAGTTCGCCGTCTATGACAAGCGGTACTCCGGATTCACCCTGTGGGGGAAGTTGCGGGACTCTGCTCTGGCCTTCCGGAACGCTGCCCGCTACTCCGATGTCCATGTGATTTTGAACTGCTGGGAGCAGCCTCCCAAGATGAAGCAAGACGGAACCAGGGTCCGTGGAGGCCCTATGCTCTCCGGAAAGCTCCCAGAGCAGATTCCAGCGATGTGCGACATGGTTCTCCGCTGTGGCAGTGAGCCGATGCGGAAGCCGTGGCCCGGAGTGTACCGGTGTTCCTACTCTACCGACTATGTAATGAAGGATCGTTTCCATGTCGCCTCGCGCCTGGACCCGGCTCCTATGAATCTCGCGGAGATTCTGAGGGCCGGAGGCTACCAGATCGCACGTCATAAGGACTTGCAGTGGCAGGAAGAGATCGTCGAAAACGTGGCCTCCGCCCTTATTTCTGGCGAGCCAGTTGCAGACACTGTGAACTCGTCCTATAGAACCCTCGTCGAAGGTGGGGTCAGCACCCATGCCGCTCGATGGACAATGCGCGATGCCTTAGATCGCTCCGTGATTCGCCGTGCAATCAGCGCGACGGACGACGTATTCCTTTCTTAGAAGCGTGCGGCTACCACGCCTGAAGTAGCCAACCCACCGTCCACCAATGGAGAACACACCATGGACACCAACAGCAACCCCAACTTCTCTTTCACAACCAACCTCTCCGGTATTCGCGCTGCTTCTGGCGGCGGGATGAAGCTGGTCGAGGGCTACTACGAGGGCATCGTTACCGACGCCTTCCAGACCACCTCGCGGAATGGCCGCCCACAGGTCGCCATCAAGGTCACCCTCAAGGGCGACTACGAGGGCGTCGTTCGCACTGCTTGGGTTGGAATCCCCACCTCCGCAGAGGACAACGTGCTCTACTTCTGGCGTGCCATCTTTGAGTCCCTGGGCTACACCCCCGCCCAGATTGACCAGGGTGACGTGGCCGTGAGCCGCGACGTTCTCATCAACCGTCCCGCGAGCATCTACTACAAGCCGGGCGACAAGGACATGGGCATCTACGAGGAACTTAAGTTCCTCTCGCCCAACGACTGGAAGATGCAGAAGACTCAGTTCGATGCTTCCAAGTCGGCCCCCAACTCCGCCCTCGGAGCGACTGGTGGGAACGCTGCGGCTGCTACGGCGCAAGTGTCCACTGCTGCACCCGTCGGCGGTATCGGAAATGCACCCGGTATCGGAGGAAATACTGTGACCAAGGATGGCCTTCTAGCTGCCTTGAATCGGTAGGGAAAGGGAGACAGGAACGCCGCTGCGGGGGATCCAACAAGGCGTGACTGGCAGGAGAGACTGCCACCTTTCCCACCGGGGTGTAGCTCAATGGAGAGAGCGCCTGCTTGCGTAGCAGGAGATCATTGGTTCGATTCCAGTCATCCCGACCAGAGATTTACCAATGACCACACCCCAACCTATTTGCTCGTTCCCTCCGGCTCCTCCGCAGGCCGTGCTTGATTGGCTTGAAGAGACGGACTGCGAAGCCATCCGGCTGGAACCACGAGAGTTCTACGATCCCCACATCGTGGGAGTGGCTTACCGCTTCGGCTTCGGCCCGGTCCTGGCTTACAGCTTGCCAGGGATTCTCGAAGCCCATGTGCTGGCCGAGGGGATGAGCTACGACGAGGCGCAGGAGTACTTCGACTTCAACACCATCGGTGGGTGGTTCGGTGAGGGGACTCCGGTCTTCATCCACCGCTGTCCGGGGAGCAGCGATGCCCCTGTATGAGTACGAGTGCGTTCTGTGCGGCTATCGAGAGGAGGTTCTCCAGAGGATGGACTCGAATCCTCCCACATGCCCGGAGTGCGCGGAGAGGACGGCTGATTCTCCTCCTCACATCACCTCGGTGATGGTCAAGCAGATTTCCCGGAGCAGCTTTGCCCTCAAGGGCGACGGCTGGTTCAAAGACCACTATGGGCTGAAGCCCGCCCCCAAGACTCAGGAATAGATATGCTTGTCGGACCCGATGGAAAACCCCTGGCCCCCGTAGTGGGAGCCCCGAAACTGGAGGACATGGCTCCTCTTCAACCCGAGGAGATGGGGATGGTGGCGGAGCCTATCCGACAAGCCCTGGCAGGAGGCGTCCATCTCATGTCTCCGTGTACCGTAGAGTTCGGGATGGTAGCGAGGTTGATCTCGACTGTCCTGCACCTCCATGCCGAGACACAGGAGAGCCCCCTCCGCAACCCCGACGCTCCGACCCGAGATCCGGAATCTGAGGTCCTGTGATGCTCGGCTGGCGGCCCTCTATCCCTTTTCTCCACTGGCTGGGTGTCGGAGGAGCAGTGAGTGCTGTGCTTATCTTGCTATGGTTTGTGGCCCTTGGCCTACGGATGGTAGCGTGACTTCTCTTCATTGGACGGAGGAGAAGCTCTTCTCGTCCCAGAAGCACGACTGGCGGACTCCGCCTCACGTCTTCGAGTACTTCAACCAACGCTTTAAGTTCCAACTTGACGCTGCTGCTACGGAGGAGAACGCTCTTTGCGAGAGGTTCATTACTCCCAAAGAAGATGCTCTCTCCGTTCCCTGGGATGCCCAGACTGTCTGGGTCAACCCTCCCTACGGGAGGGGCATCAAGTACTGGATGAAGAAGGCATACGACGAAGCGCGTGCAGGGAAGAGTGTCGGAGTCTTGGTATTCGCCCGGACTGACACGGCATGGTGGCACGACTATGCCATGAAGGCCGCCACCATCTTTCTCATCCGAGGGCGCCTCAAGTTCATTGGAGAGGACGGGAAGCCGGGTAACTCGGCTACTGCTCCGTCTTGTTTCATCGTCTTCAGCAAGTACCCACCTACGGGCGGTCCTCGCTTCCTTTCAACGGAGTTGTAGCGTGACCTACGATCCCCGCCAGCACGGAGCCAAGTGCTCGGAGTGCCCCTTGAACGCCCACGAGGGGCCGGTGCCTCCCGAGGCTAACCGGATGGCGAAGATCGCAGCAATCGGGGAGGCTCCAGGGGAACACGAAGTAAGGGAGGGCCGTCCTTTTGTGGGGCCGAGCGGAAGCATCATTACCCAGACGGCACTGCGTGCCGGGCTGAAGCGAAACAACATTCACTGGACGAACGTGTGTCTCTGCCGTCCTCCGGAGAACGATATGGGGGCGTTTCTGGAGATGATCCGGAAGAGCAACCGGCAGATCGAGAAGGAGAACCGAGCACGGAAGAAGGAAGACAAGAGCGCGGAGCTACAGCCCGCCATTCCGACTCCGATGCAGTGCTGTGCTCCTCGCCTCTGGAAAGAGCTTGAGCCCTTCCAGCATCTCTTGAGTCTCGGAGGTACGGCGGCGAAGGCTCTAGTCAATCCTCACATATCCATCATGGCAATCCGAGGTGGACCTACGGAGATTGAGAGAGGCGATCGAGTTCTCAAGATCATGCCGACCCTCCACCCCGCGTTCGTGATGAGAGCCAAGCGGTGGACACATGTTTTCCGCAACGATGTCAATAGGGCAGCGAGGTGGTTTCGAGGGGAGCTGGGCTGGGAACCACCGAAGATTATCTACCACCCCGATTCCGAAACACTCCGGAAGTTTCTTAGCGACGAGTCAGTAAGTTACTGGACCTACGATGTAGAAACGGACGGTATCGAGGCTTTAACGGCCAATCTCCGCTGCATTGCTATTGGAACCCCGGAGAAAGTTGCCGTGGTGGGCATCGAGGCTATCCAGGGAGGCTCCTTATTCTACCCGTCAGAAGAACTGGAACGAGTCAAGGATGTCCTTCGGGAGTTTTTCACAGACCCTACTAAGCTCAAAACGGGCCACAACTCCGGCTACTACGATCGGCTCGTCGTAGAGAACCAACTTGGCGTATCTCCTGCTCCGAATCTGGACACGATGCTGCTTCACCGCCTCGTGGAATCGGAGCTACCCCACTCCCTGGGCTTCGTAGGTTCGATGTACACCGACGCTCCGTCGTGGAAGACAGACCGGGAGGGTAATAAGAAGGCTCTGGGCGGAGAATCGGACCACGATCTACACGAGTACTGCGCCTACGATGTTGCTGTGACCGCAGCGGTAGTCCCTCCGTTGTTCTCCCAGGTCAAGCTGCGGCGTCAGGACGAAGTCCTGTCGTGCGACCATAAGCTCCAGGAAATCTGTGCAGGTATGCACAGAGTCGGAATGTATGTGGACCAGGAGAAGAGGATGGAGTTTGAGACGGAGTTATTCGCCTCCGTCAACGACCACCGCTCCAAGCTGCAAGACATCACTGGGCGTCCTGACCTGAACCCTGGCTCCGTGTATCAACTGCGGGATCTCCTCTTCAACGAGTGGAGGCTGGAGCCTCCAGTGGAAGACAAGCTCCGCTTCACTCTGGGTGGAGATCCGTCCACCTCTGACAACGTCCTACGCGCCTGCATGACCATCAAGACCTTGACGGACCAACAGCGGGAAGCCATCGGAAGGATTCGGTACTACCGAAAGGCCCAGAAGATGCTCGGAACTTACGTCGTGAAGCTGAGGTACTCCGACCTCCAGGCTGAGGGCGGGTGGGACTCCGATGACACATGGCAGGAGAAAGAGGAGCGCAAGGACCGAGGTGACTACAAGCTGGGGATCGTAGATCGAGCCACGGGTA